AACGCCTTGTTCGCGACGGCACTTGGGGCACTCGCCCGTTCCCTGAGCCGCAGCTGCAGCGCGTCGCCGTTGGTGTGGTCGCGGTCCAAGATCTCGCACAGCGAACCCGCCGGCTCGGGCGGGGTTGCGCTGTCGCCGACCATCTTGCACACGGTCTGGAGTTTGTCCCTTGGTGCTTCGGCCTGCGACGTGCGCGCCTCGTCTCCGTCCCCAACATCAGGGCCAGATTCATCGTCGAGATCCGGCATCACGCCCGTGATCGGGTCCGAGTCCTGTACTGGGTTGGCGCCGGAGTATGCGGTGCTCCATTCCTTCACTGCCATCAGAGACTCCCCTTTATAGCGGTGAGCTTGTCGGTGATCTCGGCGGCAAGGTTCCGAATGGGCTCGGCCGGGTAATATTTCAATATCGGCGGAACATTGCCGTCGTTTACGATCCCTGCCGCCAAACCACCGGTGTCCTTGGTCCACTCCTCGAAAAACCGGGTCAACAGGTCTAGCAGTTCGACGATGCCAGCGAACGGCGTGGGGGGGTTGGACGCGCCGTTTGTCCATGACCTGTAGGTGCCAGTTGCGAGTGAGTTACCCAGGGCGAGTTTGCCATCGCCCTGCAGGCGCAGCTCGACGGCTCCCGCCTCGGGGCCACCGAACGCCACACTGAGGTCGGTTGTGCGGTCTGACTCGGCGCCACCGGGCCCCAGAGGGATAGCCACGGCATCAGACAGATCGTGGGTTCGAGGGTCTCCGGCCTCGACCGCTTTCTCGCCGCCCGCACTCTGCCACTCTTCCAGGCTGCGGTCACCGAAGACGAGCAAGCAAGAATCGCCGGACTCCACGGGCCAGGTGATGCGCGCCCGGCCGGCGCGGGGGAACAGTAGGGGGACGTCGGGGATCACCGGGTCGTCCTCGGCGGCATCGTTCCGACGCACGGCTGGCTGAACGCTTGCCGTCTCGAGGTCCGCACCCACGCCGGTGATTACGCCGGGGATCGACACGCGCACGTCCTCCCCGACGGCCTCGATGACGGTCTCAAGCAATTGGGAAAGGTTCGGCTGTCCTGGAAGTTCGCTCATATCTGGACCGCCTCCGTCGTGGTCTTCCAGTCGCTCCCGTGGGTATCCCCTGCGTGCTCGACGCTCTGAGCTTTGAATGCCCCCGTGACGAACTCGCTTTCAAGGAGCACGTATCGGCCCGGCCGCAGCGATGGCAACAGTAGCGAATCGAACTTGGCCCCCGTCTGCTGTTTCCGCGTCTTGCTGCGGCTTTTGCGCGCGCCCTCCTGGCCGGTCCGTGCCGGCGAGCCGATCAAGCCGGTTTTCTCGTTCAGCACGATGGCGAGTTCGACGGGCTCGATAGCCGAGTCTCGGTCGAGCATCTGCACAGCGCCGTCCTGGATCGACCACTCGAAATCCCACGAGCGGGCCAGCCTGTCGAGCGCCCGCTTGCAGGTCGTCGAGAACGCCATTTTGCCACTGATGGAGCCGTTGATGCCCGAGGCCGCGATCCGGCCCACCGACGTGTGCGGCATCTTGGACAGGATGTCGTTGATGATCCTTCGCCGGGAGGTGCCCCCCGTGTAGGACCGTCGAAACTCCGGCTCGAGCAGATCCTGCCCGCCGTCTTTGATCTCCAACTCGGTCACGATGTCGACGCCCTCGCGCCTGTGCTCCACCCTCTTGATGACTCCGACGGCCAGCTGCTCGAGCAAGTCGGTGTAGCCGGCCTTGAGCACGACGGCCTGGTCCTTGGACTTGATCCGGCCACGACTCATCGACGACAGGTTCCAGACCGACACCGTCGCCGTGTTGGGCTCGCTCGAGCTGCTTTTTTTGACGTTGAAGACGATCCGCAATCCAGACACGTCGAGCCCATCCCCGCCGTCAATGGGGGCCACAACCAGCTCAGCCGCGCGATCGAACAGTTCGACGCCCATGTCAGATGTCCTCGAGCGGAACCCAGACCAACCTGATCCGGTCGCCGAGGTCCTCCTTGACTGCTTCCTCCCCGTCCCCGGTGGAATCGACGGCCATGAGAAAGCCGTCTTCGGGCAACTCGTCGTTGACCCACCGGTTCAACAGCGGGGTGTCAGCGACGAGGGGCCGGCCGCTTACGAGAGGGGTGCCGTCGGTCAGTTCGATCGACAGGTACCAGTACTCGTCGCGCGTGTTGTAGGAGAATACCATCCTGTACTCGGTGCCCTCGATCGCCGCTGCCAGGGAGTAGCGGTCGAGGTCAGAGCGCGTCGGGATATCGAGAATGGCCATGTCCTACCCCGTGTGGTTCGCGGCGGCCGCGCGGGCGCTGGTTTGAGTCTTGGTGTCCGGCGTGGACGGGGTGACTTTTCCGGTCTGCGCCTCGGCTGCCTTCTGGCTCGAGTACTTCTCGAGCTTGGGCTTGGCCTTGCGGTTCGCGGCGGTCTTCTTGCGCCGGCGCTTGAGCCTAGCAACCACATCCGCCGGCAGCTGGGCGACGAGCGTCTCAACCGTGTTGACCTTCTTCAGGGCGGCAGTGAACCACAGCGCCTCGCCGCGATCTTGGCCCTTGGGGACCTCGAACGATTCGATGATCATGTCGTCGAACACCATGTACTCGGTGACGACGGTCACTGGCAGACGCTCGCGCCAGACCTGGTGCAGCGCATCATACGCGTTCTGACTTCGACTGCTCGCCGTACCGGCCTCCTGGTCGCCCCTGAGCCCCAGATAGGTAGGGATCGAGGTCACCGGCGTGTCGGACACCATGCCCTCGAGCGTGATGACGTCGGGCCGCAGATGCACGTGGTCAGTGATCTGGGCGCCGCTTTCCACAGGAAACTGCGTGATCTCAGCCTCGAACCGATACGAGCCGCCCACTCTGGCGTCAAGAGGGATCTCGGTCACGACGTCCTGGGTGCCGTCGTAGATCGGCTCGGTCACCAGCAGGGCGATCAGTGGGATGTTGGCACTCATCGTCCGACGTCTCCCATCGCTTGGCGCATGGCCTGGGTCAGCGCCTTTGTTGTGGCATCGACGAGCCGGCCGGCGGCTGCCGCGTCAGTCCCCGGCGGGACGTTGATCGTCACCCCGCCGACCTGGATCTGCTGCTGTTCGACGCCTCCGGCAGCACCGGCTGGCCTGGGAACCCCCGCCGGTGGCAAGCCGGGCGCAGACGGCTGTCCCCGGGCTGCGGCTCGGGCGGCCGTCGGGATGTTTTTCAAAACCCCCTCGGCAAATCCGGGCCCCAACTGCTGAGCATATCCCATGCGACGGGCAGCCTCGGTAAGCTGCGCTTGGATGTTTTCCCGGGTGAGAGCGATCCGTTGCCCGCCGCGCGTCGTGATAGTCTTGACCCCCTTCTCGGCGAGCTTGGCGTACCGGCGAGCCTGGTCTGTCAGCGCCCGGTGGGCCTGCTCGATCTCGACGATCGGGCGTTTCACTTCCGAGAGCTTTTTCTGCGGCTCATGGAGGGCCTTCGATATCTTGTCACTGAGGCCGAACCACTTGTCCAGAAGTTTGCCCAACTGCCAGCCGACGCCCAGGGCGGCACCGACGGCCCCGACCTTGCCCAACACCTTGGCCAATCCGCCGCCCTTTTTGATGGCATCGCCCAGTGCCTTGCCAGCACTTTTGCCCCCCGTCGTCACCTTAATTAGCGCGTTGCCCATGTCGAGCAAATTCTTGGTGATCCGGCCAATACCGAAAACAATGCGGCCGGCGACCAGGACACCCAGTACGGTGACAAGCGTCTTCCAGTTCTCAATTATCCACTTGAGAACCTGTCCCAACACCTTGAACGCCTCGACAATCTTTTCAATCGCCTCGCCGATTTTCTGCTTGAGCAACTCCTCGTTCTTGTTGATCCAATCCCCTGCTGCCTTGAGCCACTTGGCCAAGATAGGCATAAGCTTCATGCCAACCTTTTTGGCGACGTCTTCGACCTGGGCGCGTACCCGCTTCATCTGGTTCGCGAAGCTGCCAGCGGTACGATGGGCATCGCCCTGGGCGTCGGAGGTGCCCTCGAAAATCAGCTTCTGGCGGGCGAGGACCTTCTGCTGTTCCTTGGCCAGCTTGTTGAAGCCGGGCATCTCCTTTTTCATCGCGGCGATCTTCTTGTCAAGCCGCGCTTGAGTGATGATGATGCCGTATTTTCTGACGGTCTCGTGGTTGCCGACGAGGGCGGACTGAAAGTCGCGCATCACCTCTGGGGATGCCTTGTTCTGAAACGAGGCGACGTCTTCCGACAGTTCAACCAAGTTCATCGACATCTGGGCTGCGGTGTCGCGAGCGAATCCCAGGGGCACAAAGGTGTCCTGCAGGCCGGCGGCAAACTCTCGGAGCTTGTACTCGCTGCGCCCCATGGATTTGGCCACCTGTTCGGACCATTCTCGTACAGTGGCGCCTTGATCCTTGAAAACAGCGTCGAACTTGGCTTCGCTCTCCTCGGCGGCCGACCCCATCTTGATTATTGCAGCAACAGTGCCAGCGGCACCGATGGCGGCGACTTTGGCCATTCCGGTGAACAACGAACGAATTTTCTGATCGAGTGCCGCCATGCGCTTTTTGAATCCGCCCACGGCGCTGTCAAGCGTCTTGATCGGCTTGGTATCGGCCTTGAATGCGTACCGGGTAATCAGCTCCCGGATCGTGAGAGCGCCGGCCATCACGCCACCTCGTTACGAGCTTGGTGATAGGTCAGGGCGTAGTTGGCAAGGATCAGGTCGTCGAGGGACCAGGAGGTCTCAAGTTCGGCGAGTGTTGCTGTACCTGAAAGAACCAGCCTCCACACTTCCCACTCCTCCCAGATGACCTGACCATTGTCTTCGCCCAGAACGTCGAGGGGATCTACGCTGCTCCCGCTGCGGCTACTCCCTGCGGATTTTCTTCGGCGCCAGCCAAGGCGGCCGTCGATGCCGCAGCGAGCCAGTCGGCCAAAGGGACCTTGAAATTCACCTCCAACACGAATCCGACAACCTTGAACAGCGTCAGATATCGCCCCTGGAACGTGAGATCGAAATTGACGGGTTTACCGTCGGCCAGCGTGCAGGCAAGCAGCCGCGTGATCAGATTGACAACCTCGTCCTCGTCGAGACGCCCGGTCAGGTCGGTCAGCGCCGATCCAAGAAGACTGAAGTCGAGCTGGGCGTCGAGGATGCTGCCGCCCCCCTTCGGCAGGGCTTCTATCGCCTTTGCCACAGGGCCGCCGAGCTGCTTGGTCAGCTTGGTCAATAGCCGCAAGCCCTCTGTCGCCGTGAACTCGTTCACAGTCCAAACAATGCCGTCGATCTCTTTTTTCTGGCTGTGCCTCACGCGTCACCTCTATGCGGCGGGCCACTCTTGGCGGATCCGAGCCAGGTCGATGACCCACTCGCGGTTGGTTTCCTCGTTAGAGAATTCCTCGTTCGGGCCCTTTCGACACCAGCCTTCCGACGAAAAGATCTTGTTGTCCAGGTTGTCGGCCAGAAGCACGTCGAAAACCCCGCTCCCGTCGCTCTCGTCGTCCAGGAGATACGCGCCGAGAATGCGGTTTCCGTCCGACGTCTGCTTGAGGGTGAGCGTCAGCATTCCGCTGTAGTTCGCCGAGCGGGTCCTGCTGACTTCGCCATCGGAACCAACCACCTTGGTCATCGCGTCGGTCTCGCGCTCCACCGTGATGAATGTCCCATCGGCATAGCCGGTGATGATGTTGCCCCCGATCGAAAGCGCCACATCGCCGGGGCTGTAGGTCTTGACTGGCATTTTGCTATCTCCTTTCGCCGGTCAGGTGACCGGGGGGCTGTTACACGGTGACGACGCCCTGGACTTCGATCGCGTGGATGGCTCCGGCCAGGAGGGCGGCGAACTCGACGTCCTGTAGCAGCCTAGCCGCCTTGTTCGCATCCGACACGTCGGCCGCTGCGGGGGTGCTGATCAACGTGATCGAGGCAATGAATTTGCGATCGATCCCCGCCTCCAGAGCGGCTCGGACCTTGCTCTCGATCGACGAGATCCCCTTGTCGATGTAGGGCACCTTGTCGACGGTCACCAGGAGCTGGTAAATGTCGGCCTGCATCTCCGACCGCAACCAGTCGATCCCGCGCGTGATGTCGATGTACTCGTTCCCGCCGGTCTTGCCCTCCTGGGTAATCGAGACGCCCGCGACGGTCTCGTAGATGTTGCAGTACTTGGCGAGGGCATTGGTTCGCTGCGTCGTGGTGAGGCTGTCTGCCGTGATGCCGGTGAGGGTCTTGTACATCCAGGTGATGGAGCCCGCGTCGAGGGGCAGGCACCGGCCGAGCCAAGCCGCGTCGGGGTAGGCGCTCGCCGCCAGGGCGTGGTACATCACCGCCGTCCGAACGTAGGCGGCAGCCTTGACCACAGCGGCGATGGTGGTGCTGTCGGCCGCGTCGGTGGTGTCCACGATGTCCGCATCGGCGCTGGCCGTGATGAACAGCTTGGTGTTGGACTCGACCCACGCGGCGACCAGCTCGACCTGGGCCTGGGTGCGGTCGACGAAGGCGATGGCGTACCAGTCGTTGTCCGCGAGAACGATCGCGTTGAGAGCGTCATCGGCATCCTCGATGGTGCCGGCCGGGTCACCGATGGTCATCAGCGTCGCGCCCTGGGTCAGAGTGATGACCATCGGGTCGGTGCCGTCGAGGTCGATCTGAACGTCGTCTGCCACGTTGCTCGCTGTGACGTTCGGAGCCTCGGCGCTGATGTTGATGGCGTTGGCCAGCCCATCGGCGATTTCCGTCTGGGTCGCCGTGGCATCCGAGGTGTACTCACAGGAAGTCGGAGTCCCCGCCGTGACAGACTCCACACCGATGCCATACAGGGTCGAGTCCTGCACCGTGTCGATGGCGACGGTGATCCGGTCGGCATGGATGCGCCCCACGGCTACCTGCGTCGGGCAGGGGCTCTGGGCGAAGTACCGCTGGACCGCCAGGTAAATTGCGTCGGTGGTCTCGTACCCGTCCGCGACCATCTCCGTCGACCAGGTGCTCCTGGAGTACCAGTCGACGCGGTTGAGCGTCTTCATGTGGACGCCGAGGATTAGGCCGTACCCGAAACCGGCCCTGGACACCGCGGCGGTCTCGCGGGTGATGGTGATGTTGACAAGATCGTCGAGCGACATGGCGTCCTCCTACGGTTTGCTCACGGTAAAGGTCTCGACGCGCGGGGAGGTGGGGGACCCGGTAAAGGTCCCCTGTCCCTCGACGTCTTCGATCAGTGGCACGGTATCAGTGTATTCCTCGCCGAAAGCGAGAGTTGCATCAAACTGGGCTCGTTCCTCGAAGTCGGTCTCGAGCAGCTCTGTCAGCTCGTTGACCGCCGGTACCACCCCCCGATGGCACAGCCCGGCCGTCGCCAACTGCGCCCTTGTGGTCTCGGTGCGAAGGGCGTTGGCGGCGGCCCTGGCCAAGTCCATGGCGCCGGACCCAAACGCCTGGACCGACACGTTGATTTCCCTGTCGCCACGGTAGGTCTGCGTCGCGTAGCTGGGCGCACCGGGATCTGTCATCCCCCTGCGGTCGTCCTGGCCGAACGACACGATATTCCCCACCTTGGCGGTCAGGTACGGTGTCGATGGGCGAGGCTTGCCCTGCTCTGCAAAGATGACGGTCTCGCTCGTCGCTGCCTCGAGCCAGGCCAAAACGGCGGTCTCTATGTTGGCCCGGGTCGTCATTGACGAGACACCCTCATGGCCAAGCCCTTGTAGTGGGCGATGCCATGCCCCCAGGTATCTAGCAGCATGACCTCCCACTGCTCTCCGGCCCAGGTCAGAAAATCGGCAATAAGTCCCTGTGACTCGTCTGCTGTTCTCAGCAGGCTGTCAGTGTAGATCCGCACCGAGGCGCGGTTGCGGTCTCCGGCCGGAAGCTTGAGTAGCTCATCTTGGGTTGGCTTGCCCGGCTGCACGCTGGCGGTGACGGTAATGGTTGACGTGGAGCCTGCATCCCATCGCCCGTCGACATACGACCCCGCCTCCGATCGGGTGATCGTGTACTCGGCGAACATTCCCGGCGGCTTTTGGAGGGCGAGAAACATCAGCGCTCCCGTCCGCCAACGATCACTCGCCCGCGCACCGAATTCCGCATGGTGCCGGTGTCGATCAACGGGTTGGTCTTCCCGCCCTTGGCCCTGATGGTGCTGGGCGCCAGCGGCGGCTCAGAAACGGCCGTGATAGTCCGCCTCACGTCGCTGGCCACTCGTTCAGCGAACGCCGTCAGCACTGACACGACGCGGGCCCTGCCGGCCAGGATTTTGCCGTACGCCTTGTCAAGCCGCGCGTTGTATTTTGCTTGGTGCTCGTCGTGGTTCCGCCTGAGCCAAGAGCGCTCTGGGATGTGGCCGTCGCGGGTGCCGAATTCGTGGACGGCTCCGATCTGGGCTACAGTCAGCTCGCTGCCCTCGTGCTGCACGCCCTCGCCCTCGAACAGTCCCACATCAACATAGGCGTCGTCGACGGTCTTGAGCGCCCGCAACAACGCGCGCCATCCGAGGTCTTTGTCCTCGGTTTTGGTGATGACCTTGAGCATCAGATGACACCGCCAGTGCCACCTGAACCGCTTGGGATATCGGTGGGATAGTCCTGCATGCCGACGGCGAACTGCCCGCCCTGCCGATCTTCGTCATCCTGAACCGCCTCCATATCGCTTTTAGAAATACCGCCA